TGTTGTAAAATGTCTTAACGATGTGTACGACTGTAAAAACTGCCATCATGAGTATAGCTGGCAGCTTCTTGTCATACTTACTAAAATCGCCGTTGATGATGCGGCGAAAGCGCGATAAGCGCGCAAAAATTGCTCCCCAGGCTGCAGAGAAGCAGTTAACACCGCCGACAGTCTCAGTGTCAATGAAATTGGCAGTGAATATCGAGATGAAAATCCCGAGAAACATCTTGCACACGACGAAGAAGTCGAATGGTCCGAGGCAAAAGATGCGAATCTTGCGCTGCTTGACCTTTTCGACATCGCGGGGCTCGTCTTTGAACGCAGTCTTGAAGATCACGTTAGAGCGATCACCCGCAATGGCGCGGTTGATGTAGGCCTCAGTAGAAGCCTGAAGTTCGGGGCCAGGCCCGTGGCCGTCGGGTGCAGTGTCGGTGGAGTAAGGGACAACGTAGTCCCTTTTCTTTCCAGGCCAGAGAAAGCCTGCTGCCTTCGAAAGCGGAGCGCTCCAGCTCCAAGGGGAAGTCGAACTTCCGCTGAGAGCACTGACAGAGTCCATGATGTGGTCGTGTTTGAAATCGGAGACTTTGCAGAACTTGGCGGCAAGGTGGATAGTTGCCGCGTCGAGGTGTTCGGGATCGATGTTGTTGGCGAGCTGGCACATATCGTTGAGAGCGTTGTTCTCTACCGACACATACTCACCGTCTGGAGAGACGAAGGAGTTGAATTTGCAGGGTCCAAGCCCACAGTGATACTCCTCAGGAAAAATGCGCTCAAAAGCTCGACGAATAGACGTGTTGACAACTTTCGACACGTTGCGCGTCTGAGGGCTGTCGATGACCCCGATTGGAAGGATCTGTCCGAGACGATCTCCGGCACGGTGGAAAAGGTTGGTGTACTTGGTGAACATAGTGCTAAAGGACGCTGACAGCTTGTCGTAGTGGTTCGACTCGTAGAAGGATACGGACGAGCAAGGCTGTAGCTGAACCATCGAGAAAGAAGCGATACCATCGGTGATGATCTTCTGACTGACAGGAGCGAAAACGTTGGATGTAGAATTCATCGCTCCAGCGGTGACGATACCGCACAAAGCGTGGTTCTTGCCGAAGGCTAAGACCAGAGGGCTACCGCAACGCCCGACGAATGATTCGGTGTCGCAGTTAGCAACTAGGCCATTGAACGAAACGGGCCCAGTGGCGGCAAGGTACCGCACGGGCTGCTGAGAGCAGGTGAGCTTGTCGACCTTAAATTGCT